GCAGGGAAAGTTCTTCCTGAGGTATTTGCTTCCGGTAAAAATGCAGAAGTTTGGGCCGCAGGTCTGAAATATGACGCTAACAACATTTACCTGGCCACTACCTATTCTGAAACCCAGAATATGACTGTATTTGCTGATCACTTCGTTGCTAATAAAGCCCAAAACTTCGAAGCTGTTGCACAATATCAGTTCGATTTCGGTCTGCGTCCGTCCGTTGCTTACCTGCAATCTAAAGGTAAGGATCTTGGAGTATGGGGCGATCAGGACTTAGTCAAATATGTTGATGTAGGTGCAACCTATTACTTCAACAAAAATATGTCTACTTTCGTTGATTACAAAATCAACCTGCTTGACAAAAATGATTTCACCAGAGGTCTTGGTATAAACACCGACGATATTGTTGCTGTTGGTATGGTTTACCAGTTCTAATCTTTTTATTAAAAAGATATGTTGTGAGGAGATATTTATCTCCTCACAACATGTGGGTGACGCCCTCACGTCACTGCATTAAGAAAGACATTTTTGTCTTTTCTTTTTTAAACCTTCTGTTATTTTTTTACCATAAACTTCCGGGGCGTTTTTACGCCCCTCTTTTTATTCAACTTTGTTAGCTAACGTTAGTCAATTACACCTGCCAACTTCAGGATCCATCTCAAGGCGCACTCCCAATGCCATCAACATCCCCTCGACTATTCCTTCAGCCTTCTGAAGTCTTTTTCCTATATATCCATCAGAACAATGATGCTTACGGGCCAGCGCCATAAACGTCATACCAGCCACATAATAATCTACCAGCAAATCATGCAAATCACTGTTGTTCTTTTTCAAGCGAGCCATACACCCACAAATAACCATTGCATCATCATCACTACATTGCGGACGTGATTTAACCTTTGGAGGAATAAGCCCCTTGAATCCGGCGGCAATAGATGGCCAGGTAACATCCTCGTGGTTATTTACCACCCATGCTCCCCAACGCTCAAGAACCATCTGAATATCACGCATCAGCGCAACACCTCCTGCACCAGCTTTTCAAACTTTCCAACTCTGGTTTCCAGCTCTGCCACACAGTCCACCAGCTCATCCACCGCTTTTTGTGCGCGATGTTTCACCTGCATCAGTTCCCTGAGCGCTGGAACCACATCCCGACGAATGGCATCTTTTGTTACACCCGTCTTTTCCAGTTGTTCAGCATGACGCAACATTTCCTGTGCCTGTTTACGTAATTGCTCAGGGGTAAAAGTCATTGTCTGGTTGTTCAAAAGAAACGCTCCATCTTACTGCTGTCAGTTCGTTTGTTGCTGTATCTGCGCGGCTGGGGCTGCTGCATTGGGGTGGAAAGAATCTGTGCGCTTTCCTGATCCACAGGCAGAAAATGTCCGTTATAAAAACGCCGGTAAATCGTCCCCAGAGAACCGTTACGTTGTTTCGTGATATTGATTTCTGCGATGCCCCTGGCCTGCGTATCCGGGTTGTACACTTCATCCCTGTAAAGCATCAGAATGATGTCTGCATCCGCCTCTATTTCTCCGGAATTTTTCAGATCTGAGTTCATAGGTCGTTTATTGGGCCTGGACTCCACACCACGGGAAAGCTGGCTTAGCGCAATCAACGGAAAACCACCGGATTTTGCCAGGCCTTTAAGCCCCTTTGAGATTTCACCCACGGCAAGGTCATGACGTCCCGTGGTTCGGGTTTTTATCAGCCCGAGATAATCAACCACCACCAGCGCCGTTTCCGGATGTTTAATCAGGTGGTGTTTCGTTGTTGCGCATATCTCATCAATCGTCAGGTTCGCCTGGTCCACCATCCAGATATTGCGCCCGGTCATCCGCCCCACCCCTTGTGAGAAACGTGCCCAGTCTTCGTCTTCAAAGTGAGTGACAGATTTCAGGCGTGATACCGGCATTCCTCCAGCCGCAGATACCATGCGTTCACCAATCTGGATGTTCGCCATTTCCATTGTGAACAGAAGAACACCATGCCCCTGCTCAGTTACCTTGTCGATGATATCCAGCGCCAGTTCGGTTTTGCCCATTGACGGACGAGCCGCAATGAACACCAGGTCGCCGGGTTCCATGCCGCCTGTTTTTGCGTCCAGTTCATCAATACCGGTCATCAGTGTCCTGGATTTCTCCTGTCCCTGATTCCGGCATTCAACACGCTCAACCACTTCCGGAAGCACATCATCAATATGTACCGGCTGAATAGCGCCCTTTTCCGTCGACAATGAAGCCATCATGTTCTGCGCATCCTTCAGGGCATCTTCAGCTGCTTCACAGGTATGCGCATCACGTAATTTCTGCAGCGCCTCATTCAGTGTTTTTTCTGCATCACGCAATGCAGCATTGCGCCGCAACGCTGCAACATAGTGCTCCAGTGAAGACTTCACCCAGGTTTTACGCCCGGTATCAGTAATCACCGGGGCAAGTTCCGGCATCTCATTACACAACAGCACAGGGTCAATCACGCCTGAAACACGGGCCTGTCTGCAGATGCCTGTGTAGATATCCCGATACGCTCGTACAGAAAAAACGTCTGCCGGCAATGTGGCCAGAATATCCATCACTTCATGATCTGCCCCACGCAGAAAGAACGCGCCAATGACAGCGCCTTCCAGATCATCGTTACGCCAGACTGGTGTTGTCATGCAGCCACACCTCTGATACGAGAACGATAGCTGGGCCAGTTAAACGACAACCAGTTGCGTCCCCCGTCTGTGATCCTGTCGGCAATGCGGGGGCTGATGAACGCCCACAACTCTTCCGGTGAAAGGTTGCTGATCAGGATCGTGGGCAAGATACTTTCGTACCGGGCATTGATAATTTCCTGCAAAATAGCCATTTCAGCCGCGCTGCCAAACTGAACGCCGACTTCGTCGATGATCAGCAAATCCATTGACGCATAATGCTCAATAACTTCATCCGCTGTTTTTTCGCTGTCATTCCGCCAGCAGTTTTTCACAGCACGGGTAAGGCGCATCACATCGGTGATCTCCACACTGGCCAGATAGTTACGGATGATGTGTTTTGCCATTGATACCGCCAGATGATTTTTCCCGGTTCCGCAACTACCAGTCATAACAAGACTGGTACCGTTCTCCAGCATATCTGGCCAGTTCTCCGCATAGCGGCGACAGGCCGCAAGATTTCTGGCTGCGTCAGGATTAACCTCCAGATAATTATCAAACTCGCAGTCCCGAAAACGCAGGGCAATTCCGGCGTTATCAGTCAGCTCTTCCGCCTTGATGGACGACAGCCCCATGGTCAAATCGTTGGCCTCAGCGATCAAGCAGTCAGGGCAGCATGAAATTTTTTCTCTGTCCTCGCCATTGCGATCGCTCCACACCAGTATATGCGTATGGTATTTACCATGTTTTTCGCAATACCCGTGACCTTCACGCATCAGGCAGGAACGATAAGTCCATGGCTTTTCGCCCTTCTGAGCAAATGCAATCTCTGCCCGTAACTCATCCATTCGCGCCTGTAGTCTTGTTTGTTTCTCACGCTGGTTAATCGTCATCATCGCTGTCACCTCAGAATGTCAATTTGTCACTGGATTTACCGAATTTGTCAGACATGGCTCCCAGGCCAGCCAGGACATCGACCTGTCGCTGTCGCCCACCTCCGGGAGCGGCTGGCTGTTGCCAGAAATCTTCGAAGTGACGATCGGGTCCAAAGAACGTCGCAGCCTGCTTCACGAACTGTGTGCCGGTATTTCCTGTAGCACGTACCCAAGCGGCATAACGTCTCACACCATCAAGCATGGTCTCCGGTTTTATTCCCTCCCTGAGACGGGCTTTCCAGGCTTTGAAGGCTGCCGACTTGGAATTACCACCAGCACGTTTGGGATATTCCTGCCAAGCCTGTTCAAATTCCGGTGAATATTCCTGTCGGGCAGAGCGCGCTGGTGCAGACGCGTCAGCGGATGCGCCAATATCTTGCGGATCATGTTTTGAATTTACTTGCGGATCATGTTTTAAACCTTGTGGATCTGGGGCCAGATTCTGAAGGGTCAAAACCGTTTTTTTGCCAGAATCTGAAGGGTCAAACACACCTGAACATTCAGATTCTGACGGGTCAAATTTTGAAGGTTCAGATTCTGACGGGTCACGTAATACTGAAAGTCTGCGTTGCTGTTTCAGTTCAGCGACCTTATCCCGCTCCGTTCTGGCAAGCTGCTCAAGCCGATCAGCATTCAGATGATAAAGATTGGACGTATTACGATTACCTTTGCGACGTGACTGACGCGTCAGCCAGCCATCAGCCTCCAGCTCTGAAATTGCCGTTCTTACTGTGCTTTCTCCCAACCCAAGCTGTCGGCATATTGTTTCAACACCGGGATAACACACCCCGTCATCATTCGAATAATCAGCCAGACGCGCCATGATCATCAGCTTTGCACCTTTGACTCCATACGCGGCACATGCATCCCAGACGTTACCGAGAATTTTGCTACTCACACGGCACCTCCCAGGCGTTTAAACATTTTTCCGGACTGAAACACCGCCAGAGGGTAACTGATGGTGTAGTTACGCCCCAGTAATTCACACACAACTTTCTGGCTTTCGATACTGACCAGACAAACCCGCAGAACGTGACCATTGCTGGTGGTGAACCACTGCCCCACACGGGGCAACGGTTGTATCGGTGATACAGAGAATTCACAACGCGACGAATCATGGACGCACCTCCGCCGTAGTTACGTATTTAACCGGGCTACCTTTCATTGAGATGGTTTCACACATCTCTGCCGCTTTGCGTTCCGCCGTTTTTCTGGATTTATAGCGGCGGTGCCAGACAGATGTATCTGTGCGAACTGATACATCGTTTCTGTATTCCGTTGTGGAAATAATAATTTCGTAACTAATCATGGACGCGCCTCCCATTGATTACGGCGGAAAGCGGTATGACTGAGGCTGTTTTCTGCCTCATGGAATGCTTCAATGCAGCTCTCGTAGTACCGCATTGTGCGCAGACTTAACCCAAGCTGAAGCATCATCAGGCCATCAAGGGTGATGTAATAACCACGCAGAGAATCACCATAGATGTGATAAGTGCACGGTATGAAATTGCGGGTAAAAAACTCGCGCGAGCAGTTCAGATACTCGATTTTGTCGACGATGTTCTGGTGCATGCGCTTAAAGTGGCAGGCAACATGCAGGGAGAAAATAACAGCTTTGCAGTTGACGACTTCGATTTTGAGGAATGGGGAAGTTGGGACTGTAGCCATGATGGCAGCCTCCGTATGCAATGGATAACTTCCACCACCGGAGGTTCCAAGCTCGCTGGTGGCGGACTGAACAGGGTTGGAACGACCGGCGCATACGGAAACCGGCGAGCCTTTCGGCTCCCCTGCCCAGCCCACCATAATTCTGGCGTGCGTGAGCGCGGACGATAAAAAAGACGCTGGCGCGTCGTATATCGCCGTATGCAATTCCGAGGTTCCAATCCCGGCACCCGCTTTATAAGGTGCGGAGACAGTGTAGCGTCCCGAAATTGCAGAATCAATATTTAGGCTTGAAACATTCATATGCTTACTGGTATTTTTACTAACGCAAATGTTCTTGGATGTTACTGGCTTACTTCTTTTGTGAAGTTGCCTTTACTAACGTTGAGCGAGCCGGGTCACTCCCCGGCTTTTTTTCACCGCTGCCAACCAATAACCTGAAATAACCCCATTTTCGGGTGATACCAGCGAGTCCCTCGCGGTTCTACTTCCTCCATAACCCGATAAAAAGCAGCCATAAACGGTTCCACAGCAACAATTGCGCGACGTGACAACAATCCGTCCGGCGTCATGAACTCATGTGTGTCTGTAGGAATTTGATAGGCGTTCACCAGATTGCGGCATTTATCATCTGACAAACCGGTTTTCGCTTTCAGTTGGCGATATCCGGCATAGCCCTCACGAATGGTGCCCTTTTTGATTTGCTCAACTGTTTCGGCAACGTGGCTGACTTTTTCTTCCACCTGAGTGATCCGTTTCTGCTGACGAACAGCTTCAAGAGCCATCGCAGCAACCATTTCGATTTCGCTCATTGGTTTACGGATCTGTTCTTCCAGTTCGCGCCAGCGATCTACCAGGCGAGCAGTGAATTCAGGACAGAGCTGTGCGACGACAATGATGCTGTCGCGCTTACCTTGTTCTCCTTCAAACAGGTAATGCTCATATTGAACTTTAAAACCTAAGTTATTGATTCTTTCGGAAACCTCAATTTGAGGAGACCGGACAACGCCACCTTTGGCTAATGTTTCAATAGTGCGTTTCACATTGTCATGACGTTTACCCACCAGCTCTGCAATTTCAACGCTGGTCATGGATACTTTGCCGTTAAAAATTGCGGTGTTCACTACCATCTCCTTACGGATAAATTCTTTTAAAATTCCGCACATTCGTACTTGTTGGTGTCGAACCTTTCTTCAGTTATCCTTTTGATCCCTATAAACAAAAGAACCAAAGGAGGTTCGACATGACTTTAAAATCAGTTCACAAGCTGCTAAAAGAGCATCTTTATACTCTGTATTCGGTTTTGCCTGCGTCCACGAAAGCAATTGAACTTCGAAATCGAACTAGTTGTCGCGCTATTGCTTTAACTTTTCTTTACCAAGCAATCATGGATTACAAACGCAACCATGCACTGCTAGGCTTATCTTCCCGAGAAACAATCATTCACATGCTTTACGAGGATGCAAAACTTACAATTACTGACTTGGAACAAATTCAGCTTTCGCTTGTACTGAAAATTCTTGCTCCCCGTTTTGCGCGAATAGAAGCCAGTGTTTCTCCCGATTTTTCTGCAATGGTTCAAGACATGACTCAATGGCTTGAAGACAACTCCGAATGGATTTCGAGGTCTCATGAAGCAACTTCAGATCTTCCTGAATTAAAATGGTCAGATCTTCCGAACGAGTTGTTTCCACTAACTCTAGGTAAGTAATTTTTTTCGACATATCGTCAAGTACATCTCGTAAACCGTCAGCTAAGGAAGGCAGACGGTTTACGGCATACCGTAAAGGTCCACCAGAATCCATCTCTTCAGCCGCTTCCGCTAACTCCTTGAGGTAAAGATTTATTTGACGATCAGTCATTCCAGTCGCACTAATTTTGATTTTGTTATCCATATTTCCTCCCGCAACCTGCTAAAACAAATCCGTTCATCACTTCTCATCCTCTATATGCGCTAAGCTTGGGTGTGGGAAAAGTTCTGGTAGATCTGGACGAAATTCATACGCCTGGATCTTTCCGTCGACAGCTGCAACCAATAACGGCACAAATTCGGGTGAAATTTTGTTCTTGCAGTTAAGCCAATCACAGACTGTTGATTGAGCCTTTCCGCATCGCTTGGCTAAGGCTTGTTGGCTCCCAAGAATCTCAATGGCTTTCTCTATAGCTTTATGTTTCATAATCGCATCTCCTATTGACGACATAATATCAATAGGTAATTCGATATTCAACGTTAAACCTAGAAGTTTCATCGGAAAGCCGATAAACTGCCCAATATAGAGAGGAGAGGAAGATCACAATGACATTTTCAGAACGACTTGATTTAGCTATGCGCAACGCAAAATTTACGCAAGGCAGGCTAGCCAAAGAAGTAGGTATGGCCCAGTCAAGCGTCAATCAATTACTTAACAAAGCCAACGGCTCTAGGAAAACAGTTGAAATAGCAAAAGTTTTGGGCGTTAACCCGGAATGGCTCGCATCTGGTGTCGGCCCAATGGAAATCGAGACCTCTGCAGACTCACACCAAATACGTAACATTTCAGAAGACAGAGTTACTGATTCGTATGTCGTGGATGTTTTAGACATCAGATACAGTTGCGGACCTGGTAGTTATAACTCTGATTTTCCAGACATTGTCAGATCTATAGCGATAGAACCAGGATACGCATCAAGAGTTTTTGGCGGCAGACCAGCATCAGCAATCAAAGCAATAAACGCCCACGGCGACAGCATGAAAGGCACAATAAACCCTGAGGACTTGGTGTTTGTTGACGTATCAGTTCGCTCATTTAATGGCGATGGTATATACGCTTTTACATACTCTGGAACATCGCACATCAAAAGGCTTCAAAAAATCAAAGATACCCTAACAGTGATCTCAGACAATCCAGCTTACAAAGATTGGGCTATCGAACAAGATGACTTCGAGCAACTTCACATTGACGGAAAAGTAATCGTAAGTTGGCCTATGACGCTACACCGTTTCGCATAAGCGATAATTATTTAACACCCCGCCCACTCCACGAGTGGGTTTTTTTTGAAAAAAAATCGACAAACCGATTGACACCACAAATAGGTAAACCTATTATCATGACATAAGTATCGAACTCACCAAAACAATTATAGAGGATGAGGAAAATGTCATCGTATATGGGGTTACCAACAAATCAACACGATGTTCTTGAGAATATTCAACTCTTAGTAGGGGCTGGAGCACTACTGTATAGCAGCAATAACCCAGAGTTAGTTGAACTTGCCAGCTCCATCCTAGCTGTAACTCAAAAATATAGCCTCGCTGCGTCGCGTTCATGTAAACAAAATTTAGCTATTAATTCACGGAATCGGATTCGTATCCAACGCGAAGCCTGCGGCTTAACAACCGCCGAACTCGCCAGGCTGCTCGATCTCGATGAAGAAATCATCATCCAGTGGGAGAGCGGAGAGTATGAACCAACTATCAGTATGCTTATCCCGCTGGCAAATGTTCTTGGTTGCGACCCGATGTGGCTGTTAACCGGTAAACCAACAGCTGAGGATACTTGCGCATGAAAAAGTTCGAAAACATAACTGTTCTCCATGTTGATGAATTTGATTATACAAACCAGGAATTTCTCCCGGAGGTTATAAAAGCAATAGAAGTTGCCGATATAGTGTTTAGAGGAAAGAGAATTGTCAAAAACAGGCTCGCATGCACTTCAGGAGCAATGACAGAAACAACCTCACAACAAGATGATTATGAAGGCATTTGTCTGGAGCCTGATTCATTTGCGGTAAATGTTTATCATTTATTGCATGCAACACAGGTATTACATATGTCCAGTAATCACGAGACAAAAACACTTGGCAGCGAAATTCTGAATTTTGCATGTGAATATGCAAAAGCTGCTGCCGAAAAAGAATTAGCACAATAACAACAAACATGCCCTGAACGTTTATTACGGTTTTATCGCCGGGGATTGTTACAACCTTTATTCATAGAGGGAACTCAGTTATGACTTTCCTGAAAAATAAGGCATCGTATAAAACTGCCTGCCTCATTGCACAACATGGAGATTCTTATCTTCATATAGCCAACCTGTATTTGCGCAAAGCATATGGGAGATAAATAAATGGAAGAAAAACAACAGAACATAACACATGAAAAAGTAAGAGTGTTGCTAACCATTGAAAATGGGAAAGTAATTTACTCAAAACATCTGTTGGATAATGAATTCGTTGGTTGCATGGATACATTTCTGTGGATGGCAAAAAGAGCTGGCTACACGATTATTCCACCAGCAAAGGAGCAAACATTATGAATCATTCAGAGTTCCGACCAGTGGTTACGCCACATGGCATAAAAATTGGCAATACAACCATTGATTATGTTGAGGCCGTACAGCGGCTTAATAATGGTGAATACGATTATCCAAATTCTCACGGTTTAAGAATTATGCAATGTATTGCTGAAGCCGATGATGCCGGATTACTGGGACGATTTTCAGTCGATATGAAGGTTGCTCAATGGCGATGGCTGTATGTGACAACATTTATAAATGAAGAGGAAGACAAGAACGGCACTGTTGATATCCCTAACGATAATGGAACTACAGCTCGCGCAGTTATTTATAAAGGGAAATATGGTTGTATGGGTATCTACCCAGGATCAATTCGAATTGCCCTGCAAAACCATGTCGAACGGGGATTTATTGAAAAATATGGCGAAGCTGAAGGCATGGGGCGAGTTCTGTTTCTCTATCAAAAAATGCTCATCGTAGATCCAGGCAATGGCTTCATTACCTCTACTATGGGACGCGAAGGACTTGAACTCCTTCTGGATGAAATGATTCACGATCTGAATACTCATGGTATGCCAGAAGCGCCAGTGACACATTAAATATTAAGAAGAATATAATTCTTCCGTTTTTTACTAACCGTTTATATGAAAAGCAACCGTGAATTAAGCAGAGTAAAACTGCTTTTAATCCTTGCCACAGTACTGACACTAACAGAAATCATTATTCTCTTTATTGCGCTGTCAGTCAGTTAAAAATATCGGGATGCAACAAACCAATGAGATTGTATTTCAGAATAGTAATTTTACTGGCAATTATCGCATGCATTTACGGACTACTCGTCCCGTTCCTTATATCCATGAAGGATACGGTAGCAGTCATTTCCGGTTTTGCACTGGCGTTTCTGACCCCGCCCTGCATTTATGCCATTTACAAGGGTCTTTCTTTCACTAAGGATAAAAGATGAAAAAAGTTATTTTTGCTTTAGCCATTGTTCTTCCGACCATTGGCCTTGTCGGTTGCGATCGCGTTGAACCAGGTAATGTTGGCATTAAGGTAAATAAACTGGGCGACGACAAAGGCGTCGGTGAAGTGGTTGGCGTTGGCCGCTACTGGACCGGCTGGAATACTGAAGTTTACATCTTCCCGACCTTCAAACAAATGAAGACCTACGATGAACCGTTCAGTTTCCAGATGAGTGACGGTACAACCATCGGCTATCACATCGGCGTGGCCTACAAGGTTGATCCATCCAAAGTTACCACGGTGTTTCAGACTTACCGCAAAGGCGTGGATGACATAACCGATACCGACCTGCGTCAGAAGATCGCCGACGCACTCAACCGACTGGCCAGCAAAATGACCACCGACAAATTTATCGACGGCGGGAAGTCTGAACTACTGGATGCAGCTCTTAAAGACATTCAGGAGGAAATGACCCCCATCGGTATTCAGGTAATGAGCCTCTCATATGTGGGTAAGCCGGAGTACCCGTCAACCGTTATCGACAGCATTAATGCCAAAGTCACGGCGAACCAGAAAACCCTGCAACGCGAACAGGAAGTAAAACAGCGCGAAGCGGAAGCCAACATGTTGCGCGCGGAAGCTGCCGGACAGGCAGATGCAATTCGCACAAAAGCCCAGGCCGAAGCCGATGCTATTCGTTTACGCGGTGAAGCTCTGCGCCAGAACCCCGGAGTTATGGAACTGGAAGCCATCAATAAATGGAACGGCATACTGCCGCAATACATGACCAGCGGTGCTAATACACCATTTATCCAGGTTAAATAACTTATACGCCCGGCAGGGCGCCGGGCTAAGGAAAGAACAGATGAACACCCAGAATACTCAACAGCAAATAATGAACTATGACCCAAATCTGACGTCGTGCGGACGCATGGCAAAACAAACCGTTCGATTAACTTTCGGACTATGGGAATACCGCGAAACATTCGAAGTTACTGTCGGTGGCAATCTGACCGGACTGGATGTTATCAGTTGCGCTATTGAAAGCCTGTACGCAACGCTGCCTTATGAAGAAGTCGAGGATGAGCGCACAGGGGAAACAGATATCATGGCCACCATTAATATTGGCGAACTGATATGTCAGGATGAAGACCTGTCTGGAGAACTCTGGCTTGCCGGGATGCTTATCTCAGCAGAAATTATCAGTATTGAACCCGCTACAAACATACGGCTCTGAAGTTCTCATTATTCAGAGAGCAGGAGAAAAAATGTTCGCTTTGATTAATCAAGGACAACTGTATACCGACAGTGCAGGTTACCCGGTAAAAATTATTCGCTGCATAAATAACACTGTGTTGTACAGAAGAATGGATGGGCGAACACAGTCGGTAAAACTAAACGATTTTAATGAATTGTTTGAACGGCTCGATCACCAGGAATACCGACAAATTCTGGCAGAAACAGAACAGGAAACTCATCTGAAGAAATTACGAGCCATGCAAAGGAAGTAAAGAATGAATAAAGCGTTTGAGCTATGGGTACGCCAGCGTTACGGCAATCGCTATGACCTGACGCGAGATGTTGACGGTTTCTACTGCCGTGAAATTGTGAAACGAATGTTTGAAGTGTGGTGCCACTGCCGTGGACTGAATGTTGTGTGAGGTGAACTGTGGGGCTGGATTGCGTACCTATATCAACCTACTGCCGCAACGCGGGAGAAACGGTTGATGCCGTTAACAAACGGATACAAAGAGGAATATGGAAAGAAGGGGTACATGTATTAAAAGTCGACGGGGTTAAAGAACGTTGGGTCGACTTAATGGAGATTACAAAATGGGCAAGAAAGAACAAGGATCATTATCTCTCCCCAGAGGAGTAACTATTCGGCAACATAAAACTGGTAGCACTCTGGTTATCACTTTTACATATAAAGGGGTTCTGTGTCGGGAGCCCCTCTCCAGAATGGAAGTAAACGCGCGCGGTGTGAAGTACGCCGAGCGTCTGCTGGGAGAAATAAAAAATCAGATTATCGATGGTACCTTCGAATATGCAAAATACTTCCCCAACTCCCAAAAGCTGAAGTTGTTCGGGGGAGTGAAAAAAAACAAAAATATAAAATCTTACCTGGATGAATACCTGATTATCTGCCAGAACCGTAACCTGTCACCATCGACAATTAGAGGTTATGAAAAATGCCTGTCGGCGCTGTCAGCATTGCATAAATTTCATGTATCAGAACTGACACCTGCAGTACTAAAAAACTGGATCGCCAGCAGAAAAACAAAACTGAAAACGATCCGCAATAATCTTTCGTTTCTGCGCAGCGCCATAGATGAGGCGGTGACCGATGGTTTGTTAACAATAAATCCTGTCACGCTAGTCAGCGCCAGCCGATATCACGTATTAGACAACACACCAGGCAGTGATGATTACGAGGTCGATCCTTTTACGCCAGCGGAGACAGCAGCAATCTATGACGCCTGTCATTACCCGGAATGGCGAAATCTATTTCGCTTCGCCTTTAATACCGGGCTGCGCAGCTCGGAATTGTGCGCATTGCGCTGGACAGATATAGACTTCATCGGCAACACAGCGCATGTCCAGACTGCAAGTGTAGTCGGGGTAATCAAAAGCACCAAAACAAAAGCCGGCACTCGCAAAGTACAACTGAACAGCGAAGCGCTGGCAGCTCTTCAGGCACAAAAGCCCTACACGGCGCTAAAAAGCGACTTTATATTCAGCGATCCAAAAACTCGCGCCCCTTGGGCAAACGCGGACGCGATCCGAAAAAAAGCCTGGGTGCCGACCCTTAAAAAGGCTGGTGTACGCTATCGCAATCCGTACCAGACACGCCATACGTTCGCCACTCGGCACATTAGCCAGGGCGTTAACCTGTTCTGGCTTGCTGGTCAGATGGGGCATAAAGGACCGGAAATGCTGTTCAGACATTACGGCTCTTACCTTGCAGAATACGATGGAAAAACGGCGATTTCTGCAGCCCCGTAACGGCAAAATATTTCAAAATGTTGTACAGAATCAGGACGTTACAGGGACAGCAATATGTACGTAAAATGCACATAATTCCTTGTTTGAAAAAATAAATCGTTCATATTCAATAAATTGGATTAATCACGATCACGGGTTCAACTCCCGCCAGCTCCACCACTTTTTAGTTGTTTGAAGTTCAATGAAGTCTACTAAGCCCACACAGCACAAGCTCTGCGGGCTTTTTTACGTCTATTGTCGTCCAGTGAGAATTGCTGAGAACTACGAGTTATGGCACCCTGAATGGGACCCACTAAGAAGGGTCCAAAAACCGAGGGTCCCAAAATGGCAAAAATCGCTAAGAAGCTCACTGACACTGAAATCAAAAGCACCAAGCCAGCCGATAAAGAAATCAACTTGTTTGACGGTGATGGTCTGATTCTACGAATCGCTCCTTTGGCGAAAGGAGGCAAGAAAAATTGGTATTTCAGGTATGCAGTACCAGTGAGCAAGAAAAGAACCAAAATGAGCCTTGGGACATATCCTCACCTTACCCTTGCAAGAGCCAGAGCCTTACGTGATGAATATCTCTCCTTTCTGGCAAATGGTGTTGATCCCCAAATCCATAACAACGATAAGGCGAAGGCATTAAAGAGTGCTACTGAGCACACTCTCCAAGCCGTAGCGCGGAAATGGTTAGATGAGAAGGTAAAGACATCAGGTATCTCACAAGACCATGCAGCAGACATCTGGCGCAGCTTAGAGAGAAATGTCTTTCCCGGTCTGGGTAATGTCCCTATCAATGAGATCCGACCTAAGCTCTTAAAACAACACCTTGATCCTATTGAGCAACGAGGCGTATTGGAAACTCTACGCCGTATCATTTCACGTCTGAATGAAATCTTCCGGTGGGCAGCTACTGAAGAACTTATTGAGTTCAACCCGGCTGACAACCTTGGTCAAAGATTCAGTAAACCAAAAAAGCAAAATATGCCTGCCCTTCCCCCAAGCGAATTGCCAAGGTTTATGGAATCTTTGACGAATGCGTCAATCCGGTTGGAAACACGTATGCTAATTGAATGGCAATTGTTGACATGGGTTCGTCCGGGTGAAGCCGTTCGCGCAAGGTGGTCTGATATTGATACAACCAACAGCATTTGGAACATTCCTGCTGATTTCATGAAAATGAAAAAGCTTCACAAAGTTCCTTTGAGTAAAGAAGCTTTGCGCATCCTTGAATTAATGAAATCAATAAGTGGGCATAGAGAATGGGTTTTCCCCAGCATAAAAGCGCCTCTTAATCATATGCATGAACAAACAGCCAACGCAGCTATCATCCGAATGGGGTTCGGAGGCGAGCTTGTAGCTCACGGTATGCGTTCTATTGCACGAACAGCGGCAGAGGAGTCTGGTAAATTCAGAGCTGAAGTTCTTGAGGCAGCGCTTGCCCACTCGAAAAAAGATGAAATTATCGCAGCATACAATCGTGCAGAATATCTGATAGAGCGACAGAGTTTGATGCAATGGTGGAGTGATTACGTTCAAGCTCAAAGATCAAATGCTCTGGTAGCCTAAGTATCAGAATAGCTAATATAATCCTGAAGGTAAAGAAAATGGAAACCCTATTCAAAGTTTTTGAAAAATTTAGTTCCAGACCACTTTTTTTTATTTTTTTCGGACTCTCACTTTGTGAATTTTTTCAGAAACAATCTGTTCTGATGAATCCATCAGCAGATAACATCGCGAAATTATTCGCAGCCATGATATTAGTTGTTTTTTTTACTTGGGGATTTGAATGGCTAATCTTCAAGTTCAATGTAAACCTTGAACCTCATGATCAAGGCGATATTGGACCAACAATTGGAACGGCTACTTTAGCTGTATACTTAGTTTATGCCTTTCACTTTCTCAGTGAAAATCCTGAAGCATTAAATTTAAAGTTATTAACTAACTCTGGCTTTATATACAGCACAACTCTATTATTATTCTCATTAGAATGCATGAAGCTTAGAAGACTTAAACAAAAATAAACAACATCATTGTGATGATAAATATAAAATAGGCATGGCGAAAAAAAATCACCACGCCTAAAATATAATAATTATGGTAGCATCATTGATACATAATCCACACCAATCCTTGAGCTATACTGAGACGCTATAGCCTGATATCTTTCTGCATAACCAGTTCTCAGTTGAGATTTAAGTTTGAGTCGGACAGGAACATTTTGCACGTTGCCATCCATATTACTTAAAAACACGGCAGAAATAATATTTTTTTCTTCGCCATCAACTGTTGTTCCATGATTCAACACCACCATATAATCAACAACAGGAAGCGTTTTATCCCCTTCGAAAATAGAGAGATATTTTCTTTGATTTTTATGCATTACATATATATATTTCGAATGTTCAGCAAATGGCAATGCTTTACTCTGACTGGCGTTAAAAAGCTCCAGAACTTTAATGAGCCTGTGCGGACTTAATCTTACATGGTGAGGGTCGTTACCCTGAGTAGGAACCAAATCACATGCCGCAGATACACATAAATACCATTTGTTCGACTCTGTATCAAAGAAAATAGTGCCAGTAGAAATATGACCATCTTCAAAATTCTTTGAAGACAAATTCATATTTAAAGCATGATACATTTCGTGATAAGTATCATTATTTGATGGCAGATCCATTTTTGAAGAGCAATATTGGAGCAATGCAGCAACTCCGCTGTTAGCGTATTCATTTGAATAGCTATCAAAAACACTTTTGATAAATTCATCCAGCGTATTATTATTTTTAAGTCTTTGATAAAGCTCTTCTGATAAATTACCAAATACAAAGTCAATATTTCTACATCTAATATCAGGCGAGTCTGATTTTAATATCTCATTTAACCACGCAGCTTGACCGTAATGATCGTTAGCCAAATGATTTACAAAAGATAAAGCCTCAGCTTCGATTGCATTCTGAATTTCAGATTTTATTAACTGATAATAAGATGGTTTCCATTCAATGAGAGAATCATTGAGAGTTTGCCAAATCCTATCTCCATCGTTTTCATGATCATCTTGAACCTTATGAAATAGGGAGACAAAGATATTACCACATTGAATCCATTTTACTCCGCTTTCATCACCCCGAATGACATTGCCAGATGTGTTGCTAGAAATAATTGCATTTCTAGACACAGCATATTCTGCAATCATTTTTGCAATGAAGTTTTTATCCTTTTGATCCTCCAACACAGCATCATCATGTATTAATCTTTTAATTCTTCTACAAGGCTTACTGTCTTTAATATAGGCTATTGTTTCATCTCTTGTGAGAGCTTTATTACCATTATCATTTAAGTTCGGTAATACAACGTCTTCCCAATAACTTTGGACATCTTCATTATCGTAGTCAATGATCAAGCTGTTGATATCCAGAGCACCTTTGAGAGTCGATGATATCTGCATCCAAACCGTTTCTAAATTCTCTCTAGTATATATTACAATCATATTTAAATGATCGGAGTCTTTCAAATCTTGTAATAGTTTAAGTGTTTTATCAGGTGCATTATTATCAAGATGATAATCTACAATAATAAGATCTGATTTTCTAATCCGATCCACATCGAAATTAACAGAACCATTGTCAACATCACAAATCATATTTTTAGATTGAAAAAAGCTCTCAAGAGTAGCGGCTCGTTTAGATGAGTCAATTTTGTTGTAGTCTAAATCAACTTCGTTATTCAACGCCCTGATTGATTCAGAATACGTCAGAAAATCGTCATCAATCATGACAACGGAACGAATTGCATTTTCGCAGAAAGTTTTCTGGACAAGAGAATTATAATTTGCCACTGTCATATTAGAACTCCACTCCATTGAACTGGATCACAAAATTAGCGCCATCTTTTATTAAATAGTTATCGCCTTCATCAGGTTCTGAATACCATATTTTATGATGTGCAACAGCAAGGTTTTCTCGACATAGATACAGACCTACCCCATGTCCATTTGCTCTTTTGCTATAAAATAGTTCAAATAGTCGCGGGATATCATCGGTATCAATTGCCGGACCAGAATTTGCTATGATAACCAAAGAATTCACAAAACCAATCTTTATGAGCCTATTATTTGACAGACTGACCCAATACATTGCATTGTTGATAATATTAGTAAAAACAGGATAGATCCTTGATGGTATATCTGTTATTGCGATTTGCTTAAACTCTTCACTAAATTCAATAGTTATTCGTTGCCGTTCGAAACGCTCCCCAAAGAACTTCAGGACATAATCCATGATATTTTTTCCAGTTATTCTCTGCCTGGATTGATAACCTGATATTTTCAAAGGTGATAAGAAACGTATTTGTTGAGTAAGCGATCTGTGAGCATTTAACGCCAATGAAAAACCAGGGTGTTCTTTTACAGAAGTAGGAAGAGAGTTTAGTCCTCTGGTTACCATAGAATCCATTTCTTCAAGTTCATGAGATATTATCTCAACACTAATACCTAACTGTGCAAGCGCGTTTAAACTTTTAGCTTTTTCTTCAAAATATGAGCGTTCTTCTTCAGATAATGAGAATGCTGAATCTAAGTTTATACCTTCAAATAATCTATCGAGACCTTTTATTATTGATTGATATTTGAAAGTTAGGGTATCAACTGACTCAACATATAAACTATCGAGCAAATTAAACACATTTTCAATTTGTGAATCATTATCTATTGAATCAACAACTGATATAGTTTTAGCATAATAATCACTTCGATCAACCTTTATTTCATCGGCCCATTTTTTTAAAAGAGAATGTATCTTCTCCTCTATCGTGTTATTAAACTTAGTTAGTTTAGAATTAATAATACCTTGATTTTTTTCAAGGTGATTTTTCGCTGACAATGAAGGCTCAAGTTTATTTAATTCAGAATCAAGTTTATTAATTGCTAACTTCATTTGTAGAATATACGCAGAGAACTCATTAAATTTATCTCTGTAGTCTCTATATTTCTCTTCATACATTCCAAGTTTTGGAGGTTTGATAGGCGTTTTAATTTCACTGCGCAACGCATCTAAGTTTGTAAGATCACTGTCTATAATTTTAAGATAGTTTAAATCTAACGAACCATCAGTTTTATCAAGCTTAGTTTTCAGCCTTTTAACAGCCTCCAAGGAAGCATCAAGAACTGGTGTCTGATTCTTCAAAGCTTCTGAAAAACTTTTTTGTGTTGATTTTCGAGCTTGTTGTTGAGCAGATTTTCTTAACTCTTTTTCACGCTTAACTTGTTCTAAAAGCTCTTTACGGTCATCAGAACGTGAACCAAAAAATCTATCAGCAAGTTCAGTTAACAAATTAGATATAATAGTTTTCAGTTCTCTTGCAGCCTGGTTTCTTATGAATCCCTCTCTCCCCGACTTATCTTTCAGCTCTTTATTACTGGATTGAGTAATTCCAATATAACCAAAAATCCTTCTATTAGACCAATAATATCGCCCTGCATTCCATGAACGTCTTTCTTCTATCTGGAAGAAATCATTATCTACTCGACCATAAGGTAATACTCTCAAGCTATCCCTAAAAATCATTAGTCCTGCATACTTTTTGGCCTTAAGATCAAAGTGGGAATGTTCACGTTCAGTATGTGATGTATTTTGTGAAAGGAATTCAAACGTTCCTATCTGAAGCTCAAATGGGCCGACCCCTGCGTGATCCTACCCACGTAATAT